CCTTCTTCGCTTCGTCAAGATTGTCGAATTCGGAGACGTAGCGTGCGCTCTGATCGTCCCACCTGCCGCCGTCCCTGCGGGTGATGCCGTACTCCTCAACCGTGAAGCTCTTGCTCATTTCAAACCCTTTCATCGTCGCTTCCGTCGACGGCCCCGCCGAAGCGGGGCCGTCTCGTTTCCTACCAGGCCAGCCCGTAGAAGGGGGCGAACTCTTCGCCGTCGTACTTCTCGGCGTGGCGCTTCGCGTACTCCTCGATGTACTCCTGCTCCTGGCCTTCGTCGAACATCCCGTCCATGTTCTCCGTGATCTCGCTGTCCATCAGGTTGCAAGCTGCCTCGAAGTCGATCTCGTTGCCGTTGAAGTCGTTTACTTTCGTCATTTCGGGTTCCTTTCCTCGTCCCTTTCGATGAATTCATTATAGCATACGTATATATAAACGTAAATAGATTTAGAGTATATATATACGTATTTTTTTGGCGGCAAAAAAGCCCGCCGAAGCGGGCTCGCCTAGAACGCGTGCTCGGACCCTCGCCACCTCGTGCAGGCCGGCGGGTCGAACAGCTTGTGCGCCCTGATCTCGTCGCGCCCGAGCGAGACGGTGAACGTACCGCTCTCCATGGAGTAGCGGTACGATGCGCCGCATCCTTCCAGCGCGTCGATCTGCGCTTTCGTCCCTTCGAGCAGAACGTCGAATATGTCCTCGATCTTGTTCATGATATGCCCTTCATTCTAACATAGCGGTCGATGATCTTCTGGATGTACGCGTGCCTCACGTCGTCTCCGGCGCTGTTCAGGCGCCAATAGCGCTCGCTTCCGTGCCTGTTGAGCCGGATGCGCGCCTCCAGCTCCTCGTGCAGGATCGTGTCGACGAGCTCGGCGTCCCCGGGCTTGGCCTGCTTGCCGATGTAGACCGGGCCGGCGTACTTCCGGCCGTCGCCGTCGTAACCGACCTTCGTCAGCCCCGGAGTCCGGATCCTGCCGTTGTACGTCGGCGGCGCCGAGAACCTGACGCCGGCGAGCGCGCCCGATGTCAGCGCGTCGATCCTCTCCTGGCTCGCCGGGTGCCTGTAGCGCCCCGCGGCCTTCGCCTTCGCCGCGGCTCTCAGCGCCCTGGGCTGCGCGCCCACGCCGTACGCCTTCTCGCGCGGGTAGTTGCGCACGAGGCCGCTCTCCTCGCAGTGCTTCCGCAGCGCCTGCTGCTGGCGGCCGAGGAGCAGGCGCTTCTGCGCGTAGCGGGGCGTCTCCAGCCCGATGCCGGCCTGCTCCATGGCCGCTATCTCCCGCTTCGTCCCGCGCACGCGCCGCTCCAGCTCGCGCTGGCGCTGCATGGCCTCGTAGCACTCCTCCGACGTCATCCCGAAATGGCCGGACTCGCGCGGGAACGACAGGTCGGGCAGCTCGGTGACGCCGGGGTAGTACGGCCCTATGGAGTGGCGGCAGTTGACCCCTTTGAGGCCGCCCACGCCGCCGTACCCAGTGAGCTGGACGAGTCCGGGGTACTGCACCCCTCCGACGAGCTTGGGGCCGGAGACGCAGCACGGGCGGCCCTGCCACTCGGCATGGGACGGGCGAGCGCCGTAGTGGGCCGACGTTATCACGAGATCATGGCCGATCGCGGCCAGGCGGGCGAGCGTCATGCGCCCCCCGGCCTGGGACGCCTGGCTCACGACGTGGCGGCGCACGGCCACGTCGATCTGGCTCATGATCCCGCTCTTGTAATCGATCGTCTCGACGCCGTGCGCCGCGATCCTGCAGACGGCGCGCGCCAGGATCCGGTCCAGGGGCTCGACGCCCAGGTTGCGCGCCGCTATCGCGTCGCCGGCGACCTCGTACCACAGC